AGGTAAGGTTCTTACATTGAACTTAGCAACATTATCTGGTGGAACAGGTTACACATCTGCAACTGGAGTCGCAGTTACTGGAGGATCTGGTTCTTCTATGACTGCTGACATTACAGCATCTGGTGGTGCTATCACTAACGTAACAGTTAATAATGGTGGAACTGATTTTGCAGCAGGTGAGACTATAACTATTACTAATGCTAATGCATCTGGTATTAAGACTGTAGGAAACTTTGGTGCAACTGATGCATCAAGAACACCTGGCACTTACACCTTAGGCACATCTGATTATAGCACTCAAAACTCTGGTGCTAATGCAACATTCACTGTTGTAATCGGTACTGGTGGAACTGTTGATTCTGTTACCGTCACAGATGATGGTAGTGGATTCATCGTCAATGAGACTGTCACAGTTGCTGATGCCCAACTTGGCGGTGGTGGCGGTGCTGCTCTCACCTTTGATGCTACAGCAATCCATGGTAATGGTGCAACAGTTAATATTGCTACCGTTGCAACAAACGCAACTCTAACTCTTACTGACATCACAACGATGGAAGTTGGAGCAACAGTTACTGGAGCAACCTCTGGTACTACTGGAGTTATAACCGCTATCGGTTCTACCTCAGTAACACTTGATAATGTTGACGGATTCTACAAAAAAGGAGAAGTCGTCAGTGCTAATGATGTTACTACTTTGACAATATCCTCATTCAGTTAATAAGTTATGTCAGCAACTAGACCCGCAAGCAAAACAGAATTAAAAAACTATGCTCTTCGTAGATTGGGATATCCTACGATAGACATTAACGTTGCGACGGAACAACTTGATGATTTAATCGAAGAAGCTATTGACTTTTATCAAGAATACCATTACAATGGAAGTTATAAAACCTTTATGAAAATAGAGGTGACTGACGCAATTAAAACTGCAGCACAAGGAACTTCACAAGCAGGTTCTTCAGCATGGTATGAGAACAACAATTATGTGTCATTACCACCTGGAACTCTAGGAGTGAATCATGTATATACTCAGATCGGTGCATCAAGTATCGTTCCTGGAAATATATTCAACATCAAGTATCAGATCTTTTTGAATGATATCTATGCTATGACGCATGGAGCAATTCTACATTACTTCTTAACTTCACAGTATCTTGAAACTCTTGACTGGGTTACTAACTCACAAAGAGATCGTAGAGTAAGATTTAATGAACATCAAGGTAGATTATATCTTGATATGGATTGGGGAGATTTGACAGCAGGTGATTTCCTATTGGTTGAAATGTCTCTAAGACAAGATCCAGTTACATTCACAAGTATGTTTAATGATAACTGGTTAAAGGATTATGTTGAAGCATTATTCCAACAACAATGGGGAAGAAATCTAAGTAAGTATGATGGCATTCAAATGCTAGGTGGTGTCACCTTAAATGGTAGACAAATCTTAGATGATGCTAGTAAGTTCAAGACAGATCTTGAAGAAACACTTCGTACAACTTATGAGATTCCACCTCTAGACTTGGTAGGTTAACATGGCAATTTCTAATACTCCTGCACAGGATTACGTTCAGTCAGACTATAGTAGCGGTTCTCGCTTTAGAGCAAACGGTTCTGCTCAAGAACAAAAGACCATAGAAAACCTTATCGTAGAAACCATTGAAATTTACGGCCAAGATATTTACTACGTTCCGAGAACAATTGTCAACAAAGATTCAGTCTTTGGAGAAGACTCGGATACGAAATTTGAATCAGCGAAAGCTATCAGAGCATATGTCAATAATGCTGAAGGATGGGAAGGACAAGGTGAGTTACTTAGCAAATTTGGAGTCCGTATCGAAGACAAGACAACTTTTATATTCTCCCGTGACAAATTTAAAGAACATGTGGACGACAGTACGGTCCTTAACGTCGAAGGGAGACCAAACGAAGGGGACTTAATCTGGTTTCCAGTAACTAAACATCTATTCCAAATCATGTTTGTAGAGGCAGAAAAACCTTTCTACCAACTTGGTAAAGGATATGTTTGGGAGTGTCAGTGTGAACTATTCGAGTACAGCGACGAGGAGATCGATACTGGTATTACAGAACTCGATGCTATCGAGACTGCTTTTGCAAATGCGATTACAGTTGGTCTTGTAGCAGGTGGATCTGGTACATTTACAGCAGGTGAAACTGTAACTGGTGGTACATCTAATGTTACTGCTGAAGTTAAATCGTTTGATTCTGCTACTAGAACTTTGATTGTCATAAATCGTTCTGGTACATTCACTATACCTGAGACAATAACTGGTGGTACTTCAAGTGCTTCTTGGACAACCGCTACATATAATACAATCAATAATACTAACTCAGAGTACGATCAGAACAATGACTTTGAGACTGCCGACAATGACATAATTGATTTCTCAGAGACCAACCCATTCGGCACGGTTGGATCTGTTACTGACGGTACAATCTAATGTTAGGAAATTATTCATACCACGAAATATTCAGAAAGACTATTGTGTCTTTTGGTACACTCTTTAATAATATAGAACTTCGTCGTCAAGATGAAGTGATGAAAGTACCTCTTGCTTACGGTCCAAAGGATAAGTTTTTAGCACGTTTAGATCAGGTGCCTGATCCTACAAACAAACGGGTACAGATTACTTTACCCCGTATAGGATTTGAGATATCAGGTGTATCATATGATCCTTCTAGAAAGGTAGCACCTACACAAAAAATTAAGATGGCAAATACATCGTCTAAAAATAAGTCGATGTTCATGCCAGTGCCATATAATATATCATTTGAGTTAGCAATCATATCAAAAAATCAGGATGATGGTCTACAAATATTAGAACAGATATTACCAGTATTCCAACCTCATTATAATCTATCAATAAAGTTAGTTCCTACGATGGGTGAAACAAAGGACGTTCCTATAGTCTTAAACAATATAGATTATGAGGATACTTACGAAGGAGATTTTGCAACAAGAAGAGCAATCATATACACATTACAATTTACTGCAAAGACATTCCTATACGGTCCAGTTACAGAAGCGAAGATTATCAAGAAAGCATCTGTCGATTACTACACAGATACAAATACTACTTCTGCACCAAGACAAGTTCGTTATCAAGCAACACCTACATCCTTACAGGATAGAGATGGAGTTGTTGTTACAACACTGTCTGCTGCTACAGATACTAATGATAATATCATAGCAGTTGCAAGTGCTGCGGGTATCTCTAAATTTGATAGTATATACATTGACACTGAACTATTCAGAGTACAAGGAATCTCTGGTACTAGTCTAACTGTTCTACGAGCATATGAAGGAACTGCTGCTGCAGCACACACTTCTGGTTCTAGTGTATTCTTAGTCAATCAAGCAGATGCCGATTTCTTAGATAGTGACGACGACTTTGGATTCGGTGAAATGAAATCTGAGTTTACAGATAATAAGAAGAAGAACTTCGTAAGCGGTAGCGACGAGAATATCTAATGGCAGATCCTTTCGGTGGTTTAAATGATGCATTCGGTACAGAACCTTCTGAACTAGCAAAGCATGTGGAGAAAGTAAAACCTTCTCTTAAAAAATCAGAAACAGAAGATGTGAAGCAAGACTATGAGGTTAGTCGTGCTCAACTACATAATTTAGTAATGAAAGGACAGGAGGCAGTAGATGGAATACTTGATGTGGCACGAGCGTCAGATCATCCTCGTGCTTATGAGGTGGCAGGGCAACTCATCAAAAATGTGGGAGATGTAGCAGATAAGTTAATTGATCTACAAAAGAAGATGAAAGAGTTGGATGATGATGGATCTAGTAAAGGTCCAACTAATGTTACTAATGCAATGTTTGTTGGTAGCACTAGTGATTTGCAGAAAATGTTAAAGCAGCAAAAAGAGATAAATAAAAAGGACACGAAATAACACGACACGACAATGCCTGTATTAAAAGTATTAAGTACTAACGCTATCTCTGGATCAGCAACAGAATATCAAGTAGTACAAACAGGATATTATAGAGTGCTTGCAACAGCAGCAGCATCTACAGTATCATTTAATGGTGGACCTGCTATCACACTGGTACAGAACGAAGCAATCCTCCTTAAGTCAGGAGCAAAACCTGGTCAAGCAAGAATTGTAAAAGCAGTAGATGATAGTACTGCTGATTATACACTCGGAGTTCATCTCGGAGAAAGAAGAGATACACACCCATTCTCAGTTAATGATTTCATTGCTGTAGAAGATGATTCTACATCACCTGCCATCAACTCTAACTTCTTATCTGCAGGAACAGCAGGTAAAAAAGTTACTGCTGTAACAGGTAGTACTATTAGTACTGATATCGATTCATCTAGTGCTCCTGCTGATTACACTTATGCATACTCTGGTAGTCAAGCAGTAGTCAAGCGTGCAGTTAAAATCACTGCAGGTTCTGGTGCAATCGTAGTTGAGGAGATCCAAGTAGTCGGAGGTTAAATGGCAACAGTTAACCAGAAAGCAGAAAAAATTGTAAGGGCGATGAAACGTAAAACCAAAAGTTTCAATCGTCTTTATGGTGACGATGCTAAAAGCGTTATGTACGCAACAGCAAACAAATTAGCACAAAAAGAAAATCTTAAAGTTATGTACTACAAAGACTTTATTAACATTGTGGAAGGTAATCCTACTACAAGGATGCTATCTAAAGCAAAGTCAAAAACCACTGGAAACATGTCTGCAGACAGGGGAACCGATGAAAAGAAAAATAGAGTAAGTAGAAAAAGACTTGAAAAAGACTTTAAAAAGAAAGGTATCGGTTACAAAAAAGGTGTTGGTGAATATAAATATTCCTCAGGTGAAGGTACAGGACGTGAGGTCTCATACCAAACAAGTCCTGCAAAGGGAATGTCTAAGAGACGTTTCGGCAAAGTCATGCGTCGCCTCGGTAGAAAGCATGGTCAAGAATCAGTAATCACTAAGAAGGCAGGTAAACCTGCTAGACTACATGATACTGAGTCTAAGAAACCATCTAAATCCTTTACTCTAGGTAAAGCAAAAGCAGGAAAGAATCCCTCTGGTCAGGGAGAAACTACTGGCACAAAAGTCAGAAAAGGTAAACTAGGTAAAACTAATAAACCCGCTATGCACTATGGAAAATAATGAACTTATCGAGAAGAACAAAAGTGGTGATAGTTCTTTGCGCGACTGGTTTTCTAAGAGTCGGTCTAGTGATGGGAAGCCTGGTTGGGTTCAACTCGGTGGTAAATATGCAGGAAAACCCTGTGCCAAACAACCAGGGCAAACAACTAAACCCAAGTGCGGTTCAAGCAAAATGAAACGCAACCTAAATAAAGATGAAGAGGATGCTGCGTTTCGTCGTAAGCAAAAGAAAGATCCTAACCCAGAAAGAAAAGGAAAGGCAATCAACGTGAAAACAGAATCCACAGAAATTACACTAATCTCATTAGACGAAAAAGCAGGTACAAAAGATGCTTGCTATCATAAAGTAAAAGCAAGATACGATGTATGGCCAAGTGCATATGCATCTGGTGCTCTAGTTAAGTGTCGCAAAGCAGGTGCTAAAAACTGGGGAAACAAATCTAAAAAAGAAGAAACCAATAAATCATTTGAAGATTTCCTAGGTGAAGCACAGAAGTGTTGGAAAGGTTATGAGAAAAAGGGAACCAAGAAAATGTTTGGTAAAACCTATAACAATTGCGTTAAAAAAGAGGAGGTAGAAATAGATGAAGGAGCAGCATGGACAAAAAAAGCAGGAAAAGCAAAGTCAGGAGGACTTAACGAAAAAGGCAGAAAAAGTTACGAACGCGAAAATCCTGGATCTGACCTTAAAGCACCTAGCAAGAAAGTTGGAAACCCCCGCAGGAAATCGTTCTGCGCTAGAATGAAAGGTATGAGAAAGAGACAGAAACCATCTAACAATACAGGTGACGATAGATTATCTAAGTCACTAAGAGCTTGGAACTGTTAATGGGATTACCTGACAAAACCCAGAAACTATTTGATAAAGTAGTATCATGGGATAGAAACTTAGCAAAAAAGTTTCAAAACAAATTTAACTTAACAGATTATCAGATGCTTTGTCTTGCATTTGCTAAAGGTGTTATCATCGGTATTATTATTTTATGATTAAAGTTTGTCCTGACTGCAATGCGTCATGGTTAGATGGACAATTATATTGGACAACTGGAGAAATGGGATGTCCACATGACTTAGCAGGTTTAGTGTGTA